TTCCGATCTCCCATTTCCCGTGATTGTCCCACCCTTCTAGCGTTGATAGTGCCAGCTTCAATGCTTCACGCTCAGGCTCCTGCACTGGCTGTGCCTCAAATTCAGCCATCACTTTATGTGTAGCGCGAACCATTGCGTCTTCAAGGCTTGCCTGCGTGTCACGTTTAATTGATGCCAACTGCTTTTCAGCAAGCGCACCCCAATCTTCTTGCCCCTTCTCTACACCACAATCACACGCACCAGCAAGGTACGCTGGTGCGTTATGCACCGCACAGTCTGACCAGTGCAGCTTGTCCGCAGCCATAGCCCTTTTAGCGGGAAAGCCGCCGCCTTGTCTGCGCTCGATTTCGTCAAACGCTTCATCCTCTGGTGTCTTCATAGCATTCCATTTCGTAAAGTAATGCAGGTGCCTTCAAGCTGGGTGACCATTTGACCACCTTTGAGCGCCATCTTGCGTAGGTTGTCTTTCTGTTCATCCACGCTGGTGCGGCACTCAGCTTCGCGGGTGAAATACTTCATGGACTGCATGAACTCGCAGTGACCTGCCATGCATATGAACAGAACCGGGATGTAGATGACTTGAATCATGTGATGAACCACCATACAACGCTGCACATCACTGAGACAAACATCACAAAGCAAAAGATGGCAATGATAGTCTTCATTAGGTCGATGAAAAAGTCACCACCAGCGTCAGTGTCATCGTCGTCGTTCATTTTGCCTTTCCTTGAAACATCTCCACGCTCCACGCATCAAGGATGCGGGCCTTGGCCTCTTCGCGCTCTTCGGGCGGGAAGTGTTCGGCAACAACATCCTCCAGTAGCTTCCACACCGACTCTGTCATCTGCTGTGGCGTAAGTATCATTTCGCTTCCTTCGTGGCCAACTTGGCCTTGTTCTGCTCGTAGATGGTGTCGAACACGATCAACGCACCCGCTCTGCTGATAGTGCCGTCTGCCATCCTTGTGATGATTGCGGCCAAATACGCTGGCGGCATCAGGGCGCGCATAACCTGCCACTTTTGGTCTTCGGTCATTTGCACTCCTTGGTGAAAGCTGCTACCCATATACCACAAGCAGGCTTATGCTTGGTGTAGCCAAGATAGAACCCAACAACAATGATGGTGGATACTAGGCCCAACAGGGCCAGTGCATTTCTGAGCCATTCTAGTGCTTTCATGCCACCCCCAGAACGACATAGGTGATTACATACAGCACCGCCAAAGCAAGTGCTGCGCCTGCATACAGTTTGAGAGTTGCGATCATTGGTAAAAAGCCTCATCTTCACAGTAGGCTTCACGTACCTCAAAGTCGCACTCTTCAAGCGCGATGCCGATGGCATGGTCGGGGTCATTGGCCATGACTGTGATGGTGTGCTGAAAGCGCTTTTCACTGAGGATGTAGACTGTGTATGCGGTCATGCTGTCACCTCTTTTGCCAGAATTGCCTGCAAGCCGTTGAGCATTGCCTCGGCCTCGGTACGAGTCAGTACTGCATGCATGGTTGCGCCGCGTGCTTGCAAGCCAAGCCATACACCGCCATCATCCCATTCGTCAACGCTGATGCGGACGTTATCCGCCGTGTAGATTGTTGTTTCGATGTTGTTCATGATAGATGCCTTTCAATAATCAGTTGTTGTGGAGTGCCACTAGGTAATTGTACACTAGTCAAGATGCTCGATGTGATTGCAGTAGCCGCAGCGGATGTACTCGGGACCGTCGTCCTCACTGTTACGAACCTCACAATCGTCAAAGCCGCACTTGGAGCAAAGTATGCCATTGGGGTTGGCAAAGTTGCCGCTAAGGGGGCCGAGCTCATCTTGCACTTTTTTGACTGCATGAGCCAACATGTAGCGTGGATGGTCGCCAAGCTCAGCCAGGATGTGCTCAAGCTGATCATGGCTGATGCTATTCAGCATCGCAATGGTCTGCGCCAAAGCTGTTTCGGTGTACTTGAAGTAGTTCATTTTGCATTCCTTTCAATGGTCAGTTTAACATCACAGCAACGTTGCTGTAAGTGGATTGTACATCTGCTTAAGCAGACTTCTTAACTTTTTTGCAAAAAATTTTTGTAATATGCAAAAGGCGTTTAGAATCAACAACTTAGGTGGTATAATGGTGCCCTAGCGCCATCATCTGCCCCACCAAGGCATAGAAATGGTGTATAGTTGCTTGGTGGAGCCTATTGCGGGCCCACTTCCATCAACTTTTTTTGACTATTGAAAGGTACGCAACATGATTCCATCTGCAATTTCAGTACTGTTTACGCTTACAGTACCTTTAGAGATCAGCGATGATCTGCATACGCCTGAGCTTTTTGAAAGGGCCAACAAGTTCCTGTTGCTGCTCAGTAAAATTGCACCTGAAGTACCACTGCCAACAGCAGATGAGCTCGTTGAAAATTACCTAGGCTGTTTATAAAAAATGAGGCCCCTAGATTGTCTAGATCTAGGGGCCTTTGTCATTACGAAGGACGACTATGCAACAACAGACTGCGCCAAGTGGTTTTGGCGCAAGTGTATTAACACCACAGCAATTATACATCGGCTACCTTGAAGAGAGACAATTCGATGACGCAGACATAACAGCTCTGGGGCTTGAGTTTCTTGATCGCGAGGCCACACGAAAACTGATTGGCCACACCAGTGAGCTAAGCATACGCATCCCGTACTGGGACATTGACGGTCAGCTAACCGACTTCAACCGCGTCAGGCTCTTGGTGCCTCGTGGCAAGATGAAGTACTCACAGGCTCGATCCAGTGGCAGCCATATCTATTTCACGCCACAGACCAATTGGCGCCGAGTGGCCACGGATGTGGATATCCCCATCATCATCACTGAAGGGGAATTCAAGGCCTGGGCCATCAACAAAACGATCCTCAAAGACAGTCTGCTTTACGCCTGCCTTGGGCTAGCAGGTGTTACAAGCTGGACTGACAAGCAAGGTTTACACTTGCATAAGGACCTAATGCAGATCATGTGGCGCAAAAAGACCAGCTTTGAGTCCAAGAGCAGGCAGGTCTTCATCATCTTCGACTATGACGGCGCCAAGCCGGATGGTGAGCCCAATGAGCAGGTGGCTCTTGCCGAGACAAAGCTAGCAATTACACTAAGGGGCTTAGGCGCCGAGGTCCATCTTTGCCGTGTAGGCAAGTTCGGATATGGTGAGGGCAAGAAATACGCCATCGACGATCACCTTATGGCAGGTAAGACTTTGGCTGAGGTCCTGACCACAACCAGCATTGTGATGAACGGCCTGGACACACTGGACGTCAAGCTGCATGAGTTCTCAACGAAATACGCCATGCTGAATGGCGATGTGATCCGGCTCAGTGACGGGCATATTATGGGCTTCCAAAAAGCCAAGATAGACTCGGCACAACATATCTTCATCCAAACGAGCATGTCACCTGGCCGCAATGGCAGCCCACCTAAGGTGATCAGCAAGGAGATTGCCATGCTTGAGGAATACAAGAAGTGGCATAAGAGGTGCGACATTCGCAAGGTAGGGGTGTTCCCCCATTACCAGGGAATCCGTGTCACTCCGGATGGCTGTTACAACTACCTGAACTCATGGGCTTATGAGCCGGCTGAAGGCGATGTGCAAATCTACATTGACTTTTGCAACTACTTCTTTCGTGATGAGCCTGAATTTGCTGAGTACTGGCATGACTGGGTCGCCAACATTGTGCAATACCCGTACAGGCGAAACAACACTACACCGCAGTTTGTATCCAGCACTGAGGGCATTGGCAAATCAGCCGTGGCCGAGTTCATAGCTGAGATGCTGGGAATTGGTGAGGGGTCACCTGCAATTATTGTGGGGCCTGATGAGCTCTTTGGCTCTTTCAATGGCATACTGAAGAACAAGATCTTCGTGGTGGTAAATGAGCCTTCATCAGATAGAGAGGATCACTCAGCCAAGCTGAAGAACTTCATCACATCCAAGGAAATAACTATAAATAATAAATATGGCCAGCAATATTCCATAGAGAACTATATGAACTTCGTGTTCACAACCAACCGGCCCTACGTTACCACGATGGGGAACAACGCACGTCGTGAGGCGATTTACAAGCCGGAAACGCTGACCAATCTTGAGACTCGGCCCATGGTGACGGCGCTCATGAAGTGGGCAAGGGCTGGCGGGTTTGGCCAGGTGCTCAATTGGTATTACCTAAGGGACATTGCTCACTTTGACCCGTTCCAAGCTGCACCGGAGACAAAGCGCAAAGCACAGGTGGTGAAGATGAGCCAGTCACCAACGCAGCAGTTTGTCAATGAGCTGCTTGAGTGGACAAGGATCCATATTGGTGACATGGCTTTCTTTACCAATCAGCAGCTGCAAATACTTTATCGGACGTGGCAAGGGGAGGAGAAGATGCCGCATACGAAGTACGTAAAGGCGGCTTTATCAAGCATTACACCGGGGGACGAGGCTGTCGTGTTCATGAAAAAAGATGATCAGGATGCTGGGAAAAACGTCACAGTGAGGGGCTGGTTCATTGGTAATACGCGGGACTGGGAGAGTTGTAATAAAAGACAAATCGCCAAAAAGACAGCTGACGCGATTGCGAAAGAAGTACAAAGCAGCACAGACTCGTTCTAAATTACAAAACTTATTACTCAAAAATTACATGAAAAAGTGCTCTAAGTTGTTGTTATGATTCTCTAATTACAATATTACATATATTACTATCTATAAATCTAAATATATTTATATATATATATACACTATCCTATATAGTTTTCGCGATGTTTGTAATCATTTTTGTAATCCGCCAGAGCTGCATAAAAAAGTGTGTTCTGGCACAACGAGGTGTGTATAATGACGCTTATGACTGAACTCACAAAAGCTAAGACTGGTCGACCCACAACGTATGACCCAACGCTTTGCGCTCAGATCGCAGAGATGGGCAAGCTGGGCCTTTCACGTTGGCAAATTGGCTCGCGTCTGGGTATTGCGCCTTCTAACTTGAAGAACTGGGAAGCTGTACACGAGGAGTTTCGAACTGCCTTAGAAATAGCACGTCAAGATGCGCTTGATTACTACGAGTCTCTTGCACAGAATCACATGATCGAAAACCCCGGCGGGCCGAAGTTGAACACGGGTCTGTGGTCTCGGTCCATGGCTGCTAGGTTCCCCGCTGAATACCGCGAAAACTCCAAAGTCGAAGTCACAGGCAAGAATGACGGCGCCATCGAGGTCGACGTCGTGCATGACTTTGCGCAATCACTCGTTACTGATCTCCTAGCTGCAAGGCAAGCCGATGCTGAAGCCGGCGATAGCAAATAGGCTAGCGCAAAAGATCAAGTCGGGGCCAAACCTCAATGCTGCTTCGCCAGAGTGGCAGGCGGCACTCAAAGCCCGCATCAAATGGTTATCCATTGCCAACAACCATCAAATCACTCCAAGTGGTGACTGGTGGTCGATCTGGTTGCTTTTAGCCGGTCGCGGCGCAGGCAAAACACGATGTGCTGCTGAGTGGTTGTGGTGGGAAGCATGGTCGCAGCCTAATACACGTTGGCTCGTATCAGCACCCACATCAGGCGACGTTCGTGACGTGTGCTTTGAAGGTGACTCAGGGCTTAAGTCCGTCATCCCTGAGATACTGATCGAAGACTACATTAAATCGCTGCATGAGATCAAGCTCAAGAATGGCAGCATCATTAAAGGAATCGCTGCGTCTGAGCCTTCCCGCTTCCGCGGCCCACAGTTCCATGGTGGTTGGCTTGATGAGCTCGCAGCCTGGGACTACCTTGATGATGCATGGGACATGCTGCAATTTGGCATGCGCCTAGGCCAACACCCCAAGATCATTGCCACCACAACGCCAAAGCCTAAGCCCCTGATCGTGGATCTGGTCAATCGTGATGGGGACGATGTATGCTACACCACAGCATCCACGTACGACAACATTAAGAACTTAGCCCCCACATTCCAAAAGCAGATCTTGCAGTATGAGGGCACAAAGCTTGGGCGCCAAGAAATCTATGCTGAGATCATTGACCCAGAAGAGGCGGGCATCATCAAGCGTAACTGGTTCAAGCTGTGGCCGCACGACAAGCCCTTGCCCAGGTTTCAGTATGTTGTGCAGTCCTATGACTGCGCCACGCCAGACAAGACTAAGAATGACCCAACCGCGTGCGTTGTCTTTGGCGTCTTCAAGCCTAATGACGACAAGCCCATGTCGGCCATGGTCATTGACTGCTGGGAGGAGCACCTGCAATACCCTGACCTGAGACCTAAAGTCATTGAGGAAGCGTCCAGCATCTACGGCGACGACAACGAGTTCGGCTCAGGCAAGAAGGTCGACATGATACTGATCGAGGACAAGTCGGCAGGTATCTCCCTTGTGCAAGACCTGCAGCGCGGTGGCCTGCCTGTGAGAAGCTATAACCCCGGCTCTGCCGACAAGACCATGCGGCTCAATCTGGTGGCGCCTATCATCCAACGTGGCCGCATCTACATCCCTGAGTCAACCACCACGCCCGGTGCCCCAAGGTCATGGGTTGAACCCCTAATTAACCAGCTCTGCGCCTTCCCAGAAGTCAGGCATGATGAC